ACGAAAACGACATTCCTTCAACTGATCGTTATTGCGTACTCACTCCTGCTAACTATTACAAGATGGTCGAAGAGAACAAAGATGCTATCAACCGTGACTACGGTAATGATGGTAATGGTTCTCTCGCTAGTGGTGTAGTTATGAGTGTTGCCGGTATCCGTATCTTCAAAAGCAATCACTTACCTACAGCAGATTGGGCGCCCGCAGCGGGTGACCTCGGTTCTGCTACAGCGGCTAGTTATGACTTTGTAGGTACAGCCGGTAGTGCAACAAACGCGCTAGTATTCCACCGCTCCGCACTTGCTACAGTTAAACTACTCGATCTCGCAGTAGAAACTGATTATCAAGTAGAGCGACAGGGTACACTTATGGTAGCGAAATACGCTATGGGTCATGACATTCTTCGCAACGAAGCGCTTGTCGAACTCGCAGTATAATTAGTCTTTCCTAGGCTAGTCCCTGCCTATACGGGGGTGGCGTTCTTCGGAGCGTCACTCCCTTTTTATTAAAGGAAATTTATATGGGTCTTACAAGAACAACAGAACTAGAAGCAATTAATACCATGCTCAGTGTTATCGGTGAGGCACCTATAAACAGTCTTGACGCTTCGCAGCAAACCGCTGATGTGAGCATGGCAAAGAAATTATTAACAGAGGTATCCCGCGAAATACAGTCGGGTAGTTGGGATTTTAATAGGGAGTATGACGTTAGTTTAGTCCCCGATACCTCCAACAACATCACCATTGCTACTAACGTGGCGCGTATTGATGTTGAACCAGAGAACAGTACATCGTCAGGCACAAGCCCTATTCAATACATACAGCGTGGCGAAAAACTGTATAACAAAACAGATAAAACATACACAATAACTGACACACTGAAATGCACTGTGACTTATATGTTGAGTTGGGAGGATTTACCTCAAACAGCCCGACACTATATTATGATTAGAGCATCTCGTAAGTTTCAAGACAGGGTGGTTGGTAGTGAAAAGCATCACGGCTTTAACCAAATGGATGAGTATCAAGCCCTCGTTACCTTTAAGGATGCTGAGACAGATGGCGGCGACTTCTCAATCTTCGATAACTATGATGTTTACCGGGTCATTGATCGCGGCAACGTCCGTGACAGGATATCTTAATGGCTTTAGTATCTAAAAGTATCTCCAATCTCATTGGCGGCGTAAGCCAACAACCGGACGCTGTTCGGTTTGATAACCAATGTGACGCTCAGGACAATGCGTTCCCAAGCGTTCTTGATGGTTTAACCAAGCGCCAACCTACAGAGCATGTTGCAAACATAACAGGCGACTCCTCACCCCTTGATTTAACCAAGGATGCTGAGGACTTTTTTGTTCACACTATTAATAGGAGCGCAAGCAGTAGATACCTGGCGATACTGGAAGCAGACACCACCTCTTCAAACCTAAAGGTGGTTGATACAGATGGTACAGCAATTACAGTTACTGAAGCCACTACAGATGCTTTTGATTATTTACAAATCCACGCCGACAGTTCTCTAACCGCCGACACCGCTATTAGAGCCATTACAATCGCTGATTACACTTTTGTAGTTAATAGAACTAAGGTGGTTGAGATGGCTGCTGATGTGGTTACTGCTAGAAACCCAGAGGCGTTAGTCTTTGTTCGACAAGGTGCTTATGGTACTAACTATTCTTGGACGGTGGAACAAGACTCGGTTACTACTACAGACAACTACACTACAAGTGATACCACTGCCTCGACAGTGAGTACCAAATATATTGCTGCTCAACTTATAACGACCCCTACGGGCTGTAACACCGTCACACAGTCCGGGAGTGTTCTCTGGATACAGAGTAGTGACACTACCGACTTTACTATAGATGGGTCGGATGGGATTGGGGACACCGGGCTTGCTGTGATTAAGGATGAGGTCCAAAGACTTACAGATCTTCCGACAGTAGCGCCGCACGGTTTCATAGTTAAGGTCGTGGGTGAAGCCACGGATACTCGTGATGATTATTATGTTAAGTTTGAAGCAGAGGATGAGACCTTCGGTAAAGGTGTGTGGAAGGAATCCACCCCTACTGGCATCACCTATAAGTTCGATGCTACCACAATGCCACACGTCCTTATTCGCAAGAATGCTACAGAGTTCTTATTTGCGGCTTGTGACGCTACAGACACTATCGGTCCTGATGCGGTGGCTAATGCTCTACTGCTCCCCGATTGGGGCGAAAGAAACTGTGGAGACGCAGAATCTAACAGTGATCCCACGTTTGTAACCAAGACAATCAACGATATTTTCTTATTCAAGAACCGTCTCGGTATCTTGGCTGATGAGAACGTCATACTTAGTGAGTCGGCAGAGTTCTTTAACTTCTGGCGTACTACGGTCACCGCTGTGTTAGCGACTGATGCTATTGATATTGCTAGTACACATAGTACCGTCTCTATACTCACAGCCGCTATACCTTTCCACAAACAACTGGTTCTCTTCAGTGATCAGACTCAGTTCTTGTTAGGAAGTGCGGGCGCCTTATCACCTAACACAGTCACCATGACTAAGACAACTAACTACTCCTCCATTTCCCATATACGCCCCGTGACCACCGGACACTCTATATACTTCGGTTTTAATAGGGGTGGTTATACAGGAATACGTCAATATTTCCTATCGGGGGATGCTGAGTCAATCTTTGATGCTGAGGATATCAGTGGACAAGTCCCTCAGTACATCGAGGGAGACCTTAGAGACATGTCGGGCTCCTCTCACGAGGATATTCTGTTTGCGCTTACGAATGATAATCGAAACATGCTCTATGCTTACAAGTATTTTGATAGAGGCACTGAGAGGCTTCAGTCCTCTTGGTGCCGCTTCGTCTTTGCGGACGATGATGCGATTCTTGGTATAGAGTTTATAGATACAAGCCTTTATATGGTGGTCAAGAGAACCGATGGGTTCTTCTTAGATAAACTTGAAATGGCTTCAGGATTGACAGATACGGGGTCTACTTATAGAACCCTGTTGGATAAGCGGTGCGACCAAAGCACAGCCACCCCTGTCTATGATATTGCCACCGATGAAACAACGATTACGTTGCCATATAAAGCCTATACGGCTTCTCCTATCGAGATGATCACTAAGTCCGGGAGGCGTGTGACAATCAAGACACAGACCAATGCCTCCCCTACTATTGTTGTAGATGGGGACTTCTCCGCAACAGCGGCGGACACCACCAATCGAACATACTTCATCGGTCAGAAATATGAAATGGTCTACACCTTCAGTGACGTTGTAATGAGAGAACCTAGCGACTTTGGTGGTCAGAATACGATTGCTGAGGGCAGGGTACAGGTCCGTTACCTCACGCTTTCATATGCCTCAACAGGATACTTCTCGGTAGAAGTTACCCCCGACTATAGAGACAAAAGTACGCACCCGTTTACTGGTCGTATTTTAGGAGCGGGCAATAACTTAATAGGAAGCATTCCTTTAGATGATGGAAATTTCAAAGTACCTGTTTATTCTAAAGCAGATCAGGTTACAATAGAATGTAAGAACGATACACCTCTCCCCTGCGCTATAAGCAGTGTTGAATTTGAGTTGTCATTAAATGCAAGAGCAAAACGATATTCTTAAATTATTACCTTCCGGTATCCGATTTACTGAACCAGAAGATGTTGAGAAAATTTATAGAGACTTAAGACCGGAAGACCGAGCGGAGTGTATCGCAGGTCACGGCGACCCCCTAGAGTGCCTACAACGGGGCTATGAAAACTCTAAATATTGTTTTACCGGCTCTGTCAATGACAAGCCCTACATGATATTTGGTGTTGGTGAGGTTGAGGAACATGAGGGCGCCGGTGTAGTGTGGATGTTAGGAACAACCGCAATAAATGCCGAGGCTCGCTTTCATTTTCTAAAGCGTTCTAGGTTTTGTGTAGAGAACCTTTTACATAAAGATTTTCCGTTATTGTTTAATTGTGTGGATGCGAGAAATACCGTCCATATTAAATGGCTCAAGTGGTTAGGCTTTAAGTTTATTAACTTACACCTAAACTACGGAGTCGCAAAGTTACCTTTTTACGAATTTGTGAGGATAAAATAATATGTGTAATCCAGTAGCGTTAGGAGTGGGTGCTCTAGGTCTTTCAGCGGGTAGCGGCATCATGGGCTACATGGGGCAGAAGAAATCCGCCAAGCAACAAAACGCCTACAACCAACAACAATACGCTCAGGAGATGGCATACAGAGCGGAGCAAGAAGCATACCAACTAGAGCAATATCTAGAGAACGCTGAAAGAGCCGCAGATGATGTTAGAAGAAACTACAAAGAGATTGATCAGCGCATCCAAGAAGAGGGTGTTGTGGCTGCTTTAGAGATAGAAGAGTTCTTCCGTCAAGGGCGCCAGATGCAATCCTCCGAACTCAGCGTCGCTGCTGAACGTGGTGTAGAAGGGGCGACTGTAGATAACCTAATGGATAACATTAAGTATACCGAGTTGCGAGCCATATCAAACGTAAAACAAGAGCAACAGTGGCGTTTGAACCAATATGCCGCCATGAAAGAACAGGTCGAAGCACAAGGAGAAGCAAGAGTGGAATCAATGAACCCTCAGCCCCTACCGCTCCCCGCGTTACCACAGCATCAATCAGGACCAGACCCCTTCGCCACGATGCTTAACATCGGTTCTCAAGCGTTGGGAGTCTATAACGCCTTCGCTTCCGCCCCTAACCCTGTCGCCGCCACTACCCCTCTCACTACCCCCATGAATTATCATAGAGGCAATCTGTGGAGTGGGGGCATATCACAAGGCTCCTTCGGTATGCTAGGCGGCTATCGCCCTTATTCCGTACAACCAAGTT